GGTTAACATTGATCTTCATGGTATTTTGCCTATCAAAACAAACTACCATTCTCTATCAAAAGACGCACAAAAACAAATTACTTGTTTGGCAGAAAATATCTACTTTGAGGCGGCACATGAACCGCTAGAAGGAAAGAAGGCTGTTGCATTTGTAACAATCAATCGCCTACAATCAGGAAACTATGCAGACACAATTTGTGATGTTGTTTTTCAGAAAACAAATGGTACTTGTCAATTCTCTTGGTATTGTGACCGAAAGTTTACCGACAGACGCTTGACAATTCGTGAGTCTTTGTTGTATAATGACATTCGTGAGTTAGCAACACACATTGTTGTGAATCATGATCGCATGAAAGATGTTACAAAAGGCGCAACATATTATCATGCTGATTATGTTAACCCTGGTTGGAATCTAAAGAAAATTGATCAAATCGGTCGACACATTTTCTATAGAAGCAACAAAGATTCTATCAACAGAAACAAGGAGATTATATGAGCGATGCGAAAACAGATACTGGATTGATTACTTTGATTATTTGCATTACAATTGCAGTGTGTTCAGTTATCATCGGTGCATTTTTATATAACATCAATGACCGTAACAATATGGCAAAAAATATTGAAGCGGCTATTCAAAAGGGCGTTGATCCAATTTCAGTTAAGTGTTCATACGAAACAAATCCGACCTCAACTTGTATTGCATATTCCATGGCCGTTAAAAAGTAATGAGTAAACCTATTACTGAACTAAAAGGAATGCAAGATTTTTTGCGAAGATTGAGGGAGAATGTCGTGTCATATGATGAAGTTGCGACAGCGAGAAGAAAAGGTAAAGTAAAACGAAATCGCCGCAAAAAAAGAGAATTTCGAAATTGGACTTGGGATTCTTATGATGTGAATAATACAATGATGAATAACGAAAAAATTTTTATTGGTGCCTCAGATTTTTCTGACTATCTTCAATCTCAACTTTTTGATGCACGTTTCAAAGAAAACAAAATCACTTTGACCCGTGACTATCAACTTCATTGCACTCGTAAGAAGTGGGTAGATTATCTTGAATATGAATTTGATGGCGATCACATCATTCAGCCAACCGACACAAATGGCACAATTATTTGTGAAGGGTATAATTTTATTCGTTATCACCTGAGTTCAAACTCGGTTGAGGTTTCTCTCTATGGTGATAATGACTTCATCGAAAGTGTAAAGGAATCCTTATTCTCATCATTCGATGAAGTTACTTCACACATCGAATGGGTATATTCTGGTGATGGTAATTCAGTTAATGTTCCTCTGAACAAAGATCGTTTGCCTGTTGCCGAAATGTATTCGTTTCTCAAAGGCGAAACACTTGAAAGTTACTATGAGCGTTTTCTAAATTCTCAAGCTAACATTCTTTTGTTGATTGGTCCGCCCGGCACAGGTAAAACCACTTTTATTCGTGGCTTGCTTGCACATAGCAATTCATCTGCTATTGTGACCTATGATGCCGCTATTCTTGAGCGTGATCACTTGTTTGCTCGTTTTATTGAAGACGATGCCAACATTATGGTGCTTGAAGATTCCGATAATTTCCTAAAGGCACGTAATGATGGCAATTCAATGATGCACCGCTTTCTGAACGTGGGTGATGGTCTTGTGACCACTAAAGGTAAGAAGTTGATTTTCTCAACCAACTTGCCTTCTATTCGTGATGTTGATTCTGCTTTAATTCGCCCTGGTCGTTGTTTTGATATTTTGAATTTTGAAAATTTAAATCAAGAACAGGCTGAAAAACTAGCAGAAAAAATTGGTGTTGAACTTGACGGTGTTCGTGATAAGTGGACTATCGCTGAGATTTTCAACAAACAAATTGAAAATAATGTAGCCAAGAAGATTGGCACTAAAATGGGTTTTGTTTAAGGAGCTATTATGTCAGTAAAACAAGTTTCAGTTAATGCACTTTCTAATCCTGCGGATCGTGAAAAGCTATTCAAAGTTATTCAAGAGTGTTCAAACTCTATGACCCGTGTTGATGGCGAAAAAGATTTTGTAAAAGAATCTATTGATGCCATTTCGAAAGATTTGCAGTTGCCCAAAAAACTCGTTGCACGTTTGGTGAAAGTTTATCATAAGCAAAACTATGATGAAGAAATTGCCACACATGAGCAGTTTGAGCAAATTTATGAAACGGTGGTTAAATGAACACCGATAACGAAGAACTCGGACCCATTTATGGCAACCCTTTAGATTTGGATCATCTAAGTGTTGACAAAATGAATTTTCGTGATATAATTGAACAATATGAGGGTGATAGGACTTTTCATATTACCCCAAAACAACCAATAGAATATCATCCAGTTTAAGATGGCAACAAGAGAAGAAATGGCTCAATTTGCAAAGACGATAGAAAGTATCGTTGCAAGCACTGGCATGAATTATATCGATGCCATTGTTGAGCATTGCAATCGAACTGGTCTTGAAGTTGAAATGGCGGCTTCACTTATCAATGCAAACCTGAAGGCGAAACTTGAAGGTAACGCAATGGACTTGAATCTGCTACCTAAGAGTGCTAAACTACCAATATGACAGGATATGAAGCGTTCGCTCTTTTCAATTCTCTCAAACTTCACTTCACACAAGACTCTTATGATTACTTCAAATACAATGGCAAGTCAAACATAAGCGTTGAATCATTTGAGAATCGAAAAGACAAATATCATTTTTACAAGTTGTCTAGACTTTATCCTAACAAAGACGAATGTGCTCTGTTCATGATTTCAAATTTGTTGGATAAAGAAAACTTGTGGGTGGGTGAATTATTAGAGGCAGATGCCGAAGTGAAATTTTTGGCTCGTCAGAAGGTAATTCAATCGTTGACCTACACTTTTGAAAATGACATTCAAAAAATTTTTGAAGAATGCAAAAACCCAAATGATATTCTAAAAACCGAGGGTGACTATCCGAAACTTCTATCGATGGCATTATTCAGAGACATAGAATTCGAAACTCTCTGTATATTGAATGGCATTCTAAACTTTGTACCTATGTGGTCAAAAAAAATAAATGACAACATTCGCTGGCCACTTTACAAAAAGAAGATTGTGAAATATACGCCGTTTATAAATTACGATCAAACTAAATTCAAATTTATTTTGAAGAAAGCTATAAAATGACTATCAAGAAAATTTACATTGACATGGATGGAGTTATTACCAACTTCAACAAAAAATATGTCGAACTTTTCAACTCAGAACCACATCACACTAGGGATCGAAAAGACTTTAGTGAAAATTGGGATCAATTTGTTCTCAAAGGACAATTTGAATTTCTTGAATGGTTTCCTGGTGGGCAAGACCTTGTACAGTTTGCAAAAAACTTACAAGAAAAAGGTTATCAAGTAGAAATTCTCTCATCATCTGGTGGGCAGAAATATCATGAACTTGTAACTAGGCAAAAGAAATCTTGGTTGGCTCGTCATGGAGTGACATTCAAGCCAAACATCGTGCCTGGCAGAAAACATAAAACACCTTTTGCTGGTCCTGATGCAATTTTGATTGACGATACCGAAGATGTGATTGATTCATTCAACGGCGCAAATGGGCACGGCATTCTTCATCGTAACTGGGAAGAAACAAAGGCGAAACTCGAAAGTCTACTTGCAAAGTAACTAAATAAAGTTATATAATGATTAAGTGGACAAGACGTTTATACAACAACATACATTTTTATACGGAGATATACATATGACTTCATTCGCAAACCTCAAACGCAACCGCGGCAACCTCGATCAACTTACCAAGGCAATCGAAGCGGTCAACACAGCCGATCAAGGCGGCTCAAAAGACGATAACCGATTCTGGCAACCCGAAGTAGATAAAGCAGGTAACGGCATGGCTGTTATTCGTTTTCTACCTGCACCTGCTGTTGATGGTGATGACGCTCTACCTTGGGTTCGTACATTCTCACATGGTTTTCAAGGACCTGGTGGTTGGTTCATCGATAACTGCCTCACAACCTTGAATGACAAATGTCCAGTTTGCGAACACAACAACGGTCTTTGGAATTCTGGTGTTGAAGCAAATAAAGAAATCGTGCGTAAACAAAAACGCAAGCTAACTTACTTTGCCAACATTCTCGTTATTTCTGATCCTAGCAATCCAGATAACGAAGGACAAGTTAAATTGTTCAAGTTCGGTAAGAAAATCTTTGATAAGATTACCGAAGCAATGAATCCAGAATTTGCTGACGAAACGCCTCTTAACCCATTTGATTTCTGGGAAGGCGCTAACTTTAAATTGAAGATTCGTAATGTTGAAGGTTATCGCAATTATGACAAATCAGAATTTGCTGATAAGTCTGCACTTTTCAATGGTGATGATGAGAAACTTGAAAAGATTTATGCTCAGGAATATTCTCTTAAAGAATTTACTGATCGTAAAAATTTCAAGCCTTACGACCAATTGAAATCTCGTCTTGACAAAGTTCTCGGTCTTGATGGTGTTCCCGCACCTCGCACAAAGGCTGAAGATACTGTTTTGGAAACTCTTGACACACCAAGAGCAACCAGCAAGTCAAATGACATTGGTGATGATGATCTTGATTATTTTAAGTCATTGGCTGAGCAAGACTAAACTGCGAAAAAACTGATCCTTTCTTCACAGTTCGACCCCACCCATCGGTGGGGTTTTTTTATGCACCAATTGGCGCACCAAGCATTGAATCAGTAAAATCGAAATCCATTGTCGATGCTATTTTACCATCAACAGGTTTATTTTTATCTTTTGATTTGCCACTATTATTCACAACAACAGTTGGTGGTGTTGCATTCATGGACATTCTTACTTGATTAATGGCTGACGATGAGGAAGCAATTGTGGCGCCAACTGAAGGTGCTGCCGATACTGTGGTTGGAGCACTTGAACCGCCAGTTGAAGCCGGTGCAGAGCCAGCAGACGCCAATACCGATTCTCTGGATACACTTGCAATATTTAATTTAGCAACCTCTCCGGCGATGTATTGTTCTTTTACAGAAACAAAATCTTTTGCTTTTGTTGTTGCTAAATCTTTGTTTATAATTGTACCGTTTGGTCCTTTGGTTGGATCTAAACCTCTAGGATGTCTTTTTATCAATGCATCTCTAACAGTAATATTCGGATCATTCATACCTTCTTCAATTACCCATAAAAGTCCTGCTGAACCAACATAATTAGCCGCAAGTTTCATACCGGATGTAATCTCTCTAATGCCTAGTTTTGCTAATCCACTTGCAAGAATTCTGTCCTGCTGACCACTCATTACCAGTTGTATTTTTCTTTGATTTTCTTCAGAAAATTTATCATCCCAAGCCATTGTAGCATCTTTAAACAATCCACTTTTTCCATCTAAATTTGGACCAAAAATAGTAGTAGGCATAAATCCTGCTATGCCAGCGGCGCCTGTTGAAGTTGGTCTTGACTTCATATACGCCAATAATTCAGTAAAAGTAAATTCTGAAAGTGGTTTTGATTTGTCTAAGTTAGTTTTTGACCATTCTTCAGGTCTTGGCCCATATACGTTAACTTTAATTCTCAATTTTCTTTTACCAGTTGGATCACTTGGATCAGGTATATTTTGATAATAATCACCATAGACAGAATCTTTATTTCCTTCATGTTTTGATATTACTGTTCGAAGATCAGAAAAACTTATTGATCTACCCCCACCTATTGAATAATATCTTTCGTTAGGATTTATTGCTCCCGCTGGTGTTGGTCTTGCCGCTGGTGCCGCTGGTGCCGCTGGCGCTTGTGTTGGTCTTGATGATCCTGGTATTCCAAAAGGTCCAGTATAGAGATTTTCTTGAACTGTTCTTTCTGCGGGCCCGCTAGAACTTGGCGCTGGAGCACTAGGTTGTGTTGGAAATTTTCCTCTATTAAGTCTTTCTAAAAGCGATAGTATGATGCCTGTGTTATTGATTGCACCTTGTATTGTTTTGCCAGATAAATTAGAAACAATTTCTAGTGATTGTGTTAAATTTTTCACCCCATCATTTAATTTAACTAAATCTGAAATCTCAGAAATTTTTTGCATATCTTCTGCAAGTTTTTGAATTGGACTTTTATATTCTCCGTTACCGATTAAAAAATTAATTGCTTTATCTAATCCTTTTGTTAATTTTTCTGCGATGCCAGCAATTCCTTGTGTAACTAGAAATCCTATAAGTCCCACACCAAGTGCAGGCAAACTAATAGTTAACCCAAGTAATTTCATTCCATCAATTTCTGTTATTGCATTCAATCCTTCTGCAAAATTTACTAATAAATCTTTTAATTTTGTTGGGTCACCACCAAAAAAATCCAACCCTTTAGCACCAAGTGACAATCCCGAGAAAAATGCACCAATACCAGCTCCAATCAATCCCATACCAATTGCGTCATCTAAACTACCAAATAAAGCCCCACCCACAAGTAGTGCACCAAAAGCGACTAACGATTGAGTATTAAATGCATTAAGTCCCTCTGCTAGGTTAACCATCATGTCTCTAATGCCGTCTGAATTGTCAATGAAAGTTCCAATGACACCACCAAGAGCTAATCCTGAGAAA